ATGGGAGGGCATACTGGTGAACTGTGTCGTGTAGTGAAGAATAGAAGTATAAAATGGCATTTCGACCCAATTACCTTGGAGAGAGAACCAGTGAATAGAAGAATACGGACCGCAACAGACGTCTTAGACTACTGTATCAATTGGGTGCTAAGCAACCCAATATGGCGGAGTGTAGTAACTACTCATGTGGTTCTTGAACCATCGAAAGCGAGAGTAATCACCATAGCGCCTTGGGCACTAGGGAGATTATCCTGCGCTGTGATGCACCTCATCAATCCATGTTTAACTCTTAGGTTCCAGACTAGGTCTGGAATGACTAAGGACAGGCATCTCTGGCGATTCCTAGCCGCACTATATCCTGATGATATAGTGTGGGAAAGAATGGTCGGAGAGCTTGCATTAAGCACGGATTGGAGTGAGGCTACAGATCACTTCCTTCACAAATTTGCTAAGCAAATCTGGTGGGGAATTCTATGGCACCTCAAAAGGATAGATGGGTCTCCACTTGGACTTGTCGCTCTCGTAGCAAAACTACATACCTCTAAGAGGATAGTGGTGCTAGAAGAATGGCAAGCCAAGGAGATGGGAGTCAAGTACATAATATCGCAACGTGGCGTATTTATGGGTGACTACCCAACGAAAGCCATTCTTACCCTCGCTCAAGACATTTGTGCAAGAAAGGCAGGTTTAACCGTCTACAACATAGTTGGAGACGATTTCTTTGGATTTGGATCCAGAGAAAACCTGATCGCTTACTTGGAAAATGTCTCGAGTACAGGAGGAAAGATCTCTGAAGACGATACATTCATAAGTGAACAACTCGTATTTTATTGTGAGGAGGCAATGTTGATCCCTTGGGGACCATCATACCTGCCTACAATGCAAATGCGGGCTGGTTCAGCTAAGCTGAACTATATCGACGTACCGAGAATCAGACTCCTGTTACCGACCAATGCAGAGACACAGCAATTTAGTGGAGTCCAGGCCGGACGTCTCTCCCTTCTTGGAAAGGAGACACGTTGGGTCTGTGCGACACATCCTGATAGAAAGGAGCTCTTCAAAAGAGCAACCATTCTTCAGCACATAATGCTTCCCCGTGAAAAGGAGGTAATATGTCCATTCATCCCATCTGAGATAGGAGGAGATGGATCATATACCCCTGATCCGGATTTCTTTAAGAAAATCATCGAGACTAAGTCTCGAGGAGGTTCTCAAAGAGAAGTGTATCATAGGATACACGATCTCTGGAAAGGTCGAGAGGGCTTCAGACTTCTCTCATCGGACAATCTCTATCAAGTTGTACACAAGTTTAAGGTATGGCTTCCTACAAGCGATGTTCTTAAACAATACTTACTCCCTAAGGGGGTAATTATTGAGTTAGATGAGTCAAACTCATCACTAAGATCACTGCAAGTAAAGGGATTCTTAGAATCCCCGCAGAAGACATTTTATCGTATGGTGAAGGCAGCTTATTTCCGAGCCTGCTTAGCAGGCATCGATTATAAGGACCTTCCTGTGATTCAGCTCGCAGAAGCGGAGAGAGAACTAAGTTCTAGCTACGCTTCCCGAGGGGAACCAAAATACGTACCGTTAAACCGTTTCTTAGAGCATTGGGTAAATCCTGGATTTACCTTCCG